GGCTTGATCCGCCGGAACTCCGTACAGGAATCGCAATCGGTACAGTCAGCAGAACAGCCTTTAATCAGGTCCCAGTTCTGACACATGAACCGCTGCCAGTAAGGGTCATAACCCAAATCATTCAGCCGCTTTCGAAGCAGCGCGTCCAGAATCGAGAGATTCTTTCGCACCTCTGTCCGGGTTCTGGAGAGGTTAAAGCCCTGCCGCACGGTGGGCTCCGGGGCACCGTAGCCCCACGGCCCGTCCTTCAGCATAGCGCGTACCCTGTCGGCATCCTCGGTCAGATATGTAAAATAGACCTTTCCACGGACGGCCTTCTCAGAGCGCCCGACGACCTTGCCGATCATTGGATAGCTGTCACCATGCCGGATGCCGTCAGCCAAAGCCTGGTAGTCCGCGTCCGTCCACACGCTTGACTTCCCGTGATTGTCGGCGCGAACCGGGCGTTCCTTCAGACCGAGGTCATTGCATCGGCGCGTAATCGCACCTTCGGAACGACACAGGATCTCAGATAGCTCCGCATAACCGTACTTATGCTTCTGGAGGAGTATCTTCAGGCGGCTGTCCTCGTCCGGAGTCCAAGGATCTTTCCTTTGCAGGGCGAACGCCTGAAAGTCCTTTTTGCGCTGCTCCGGTACCCATTTCGGCTCCTTGCCCAGCGCCAGCGGCTCCAACTTGGAGAAGTCGATGAAGCTTCTGTGCTGCTCCGCCCACGCCCAGAACTCATCCAAATAAACTACCCGCCACGTGCATTTGTTAACTCGCTTGGTGTGCACAGGCAGCCCACGGTTCCGCACCCAGCTCTGCATCTGGTAGCTGTAAGACTGCGAATTGCCGGTGACTGCGATCATCAGCTGATTGAGAGTAACGTAGTCCCCGGAATTCAGCACCCCGCCGAGGCCCAGTCTTTCAGCCCGAACCTTGATCGCCGATACTGTCCGCTCCAGCGTCTTGGCGATGCCAGGAATGGATACCGTGCCCCAATGGTCTTCCAGATACCGTTCTTCCTCCGGCGTCCAAGTCTTCTGCGAGGAGCATCGCAGTTCCCGGCGCTTGGCACGCACAGCGCCCTCCATCCGCTTCAGGGCCGTAGCCATCTCTGCGTCGCTCTGTGCTTTCCAGTGGTCACGGATGTACTGCTCTTCTTCACTTGTCCAACGGCGATAGTCGTTCATAAGTCAGTCCTTTTTGAAATATCCGTCCACCCAGCCATCGGCGTTCAGCGGCAGCCCCGGCGCCCATGGGATCGGCTGCGACATGATCTCTACCACCCGGTCGAGGTTGGCCAGCTCCGTAGGGGCCTCGATTACTACCTCGTCATGGATATCAAAGACGATCCTGTAGCCGGCGGCGGTCAGCTGCTCCATAGCGAAGAATAAGCAATCCCGGGCCACGGCCTGCGTGATATTCTCCACCAGCTTGCCACCGTAAGTTTCCAGTTCCGCCCATCTCTTGG